TTGTCTTGAAGAGTACTTCGGAATAAACCTTAGTACTCAACCGGATCTCAACAGGTGGCTCACTAGAGTCGGCTCGATTCACGGAACCTTCGGGACCATGGATCTTGTTAGCGCTAGTGATAGCATCGGGTTGCTCATGCTCAATGAAGCCTTAGATAACAACTTCCTTAAGTATGTTATTAAGATTTCAAGAAGCGAGTCCGCCGTTCTTCCAGACGGTAGGATTGAGCAGCTCCGGATGATTTCTACAATGGGAAACGGTTTTACATTTCCATTGCAGACGGTCATCTTCGCGTCAGCGGTTAGGGCAGTTTACGATCTTATGGACCTCCCACATAAGGTTGGCCGATCCAACAACTTCGGTGTGTTTGGCGACGATATAATAGTCGTCACAGAAGCTTTCGAGTTTCTGGCCAAATGCCTGGGTAAGTTGGGGTTTTCGGTGAACGTAGGCAAATCGTTCAATTCCGGTCCTTTCCGTGAGTCCTGTGGTGAAGACTACTACAACGGCACTAACGTGCGCGGTGTATATGTCGACACCCTTGAAACTCCTCAGAAAGTATATACCCTCATCAATCAGTTAACGCGATGGAGTACGTTGCACGATACGGACTTAAAACCGGTCATTCTCCTTCTGCGATCCTGGGTTCGAGATATTCGAATTCCATTCGCAGAAGCGGACGACGCAGGCGTAAAAGTTCCGTTTGTGCTGACAAGCCCCAAAGTAAACAATGCCTATTGGTTCCAATATAGGTATTACAAGCGCCGTCAAAAGCGCCTGTTGGTTGAGGAAAGTGATGACACCAGGACCCTACCGCAGCTTACTGAGCTAGCGATGGGTGTAGGTTTCATCTCAGGGCATTTACGGCGACGAGATTTCTCTTTTACAAAACCCGAAGTGGATCCTAATGGATACGCACTTGATTCAGCGTGGAAGCACGACTGGCAAGTTCGAGTCACTTTACGTGACCGAATGGGTGAGAGACCTCGGTACCAAATCGCTACTAGATCCACTCCATTCTGGGACTATTGGCCGCTTCCTAAGTCGCGGCCAGGTTTCAGGGGAGAGGATTTTGAGCGTGTCAATCTAACGATTGACAGCCGTGCGAGCT